GGCGTTTTTAGCATGAAAGTTTGAAACAGAAGTTCTATAGGCTTGTTCTTTTTTAGCGTTATGGTCTGCAACTGCACTTACAACTTTTAACGCAAAGCCTGCTTCTGCTGTACACATTATTTTAACTCCTTCATTACTAATATAAAATTTAATTGTTCATGTCCGTAGGGTAACTTTTTCTTAGGTTCAAATCCTAAAAACTGTAACCATTTTAAAGTTTCCCAATTACGTTCATCTACGAAATTATAAAGATACTTATAACCTTTACCCATTTCGTTTACCCAATGAGGACATTCTTTTAAGAATTGTCTTACATGATTTCTTAGTTGGTCACTTGATAACATCCATGCTACTCCATAATCTTTTTTAAAATCACATGGGGTTGTTCCAAACATACCAATAACACCTTCTTCTTCTGTCCCTAAAATTGTGTAGTTTCTTGCGCCTTTATAAGTAAAGGGAAGAACTAATGCTTTAAGAGGACTTGCGTTATCAGACGCTTTTATTTCACGTCTATCTGCTAAACGCATTTTAGGTGCTAAGTCTAAACAGTCTTTTAAAACTGCTTTCCTTACACATTTTTGCATATTACATCCTTCTATTTCTTCTATGATAAAATCCTTCTATTTCTGCCGATATAAAGTGACAAGGTAAGTGTGAACTAGATACTAACTTACAAACAAAATCTGTATTTTTACATTGTACTGGAATATTAAATGTTCCACTAGCAATGTTAGGTTGTCCAATAACAGAATTTGCTGAGTTAATTACATTACCAGACATTTCATAAGTCGATAAACTTCTGCCATCTGGTAAAACTGTTGCTGTAAAGAAACCACTATCTTGAAAGTCTACTCTCATAGTTCTAACTTGAAAACGACCAGAAGTAATAGCTACTTGTCCAGTTGCACTATTTTCTCTTACATACGGTTTAGAAAATTCGTATAACGACTCATATGTACTTCCAAAAATACATGACGTATGATTACCTTGTACTACTACTGTTGTACCAGTTTGACTATCAATTGTTAAATCTGAACCATTAGTTGCGTCAATAGCTACTAAAGTTTGATTATGTTCATACGGAATTGTGAATGTAGTTTTGTCAGTGTTACTGTCGTATGTTCCAGTTAGTGTTGTAGTTTGCATATCAACATTAACAGGAAATGCTAAATTACCAAAATTAGGATTTCTTAAATCTATTTTTAATAATTTTAAATTTGTTTTTTCATTTGCAACAACATACAAATAACTGTCATATGCTTCTGCTGAAACAATTTGCGTATTATTAAATGTAAATGTGGAC